ATAACTCAAGGAAAATAAAGGATAAGAAATGAAAAAATGGGATAGATCTCTGGGAACAAGTAAACGCGAACAAGGCGTGCTAACTCCCCCATCACCACAGCATCCTAAGAGGCGCAGAGAGTTCTTTGAGAGGATGAAAAGGATGAAGTTGCCGGGGAAATTGCCATGGCATATTATAATATGGCGAAAGTTCTTGACTTTTATACATTTATAGGGTATGGTTCAATTAATAGAGGGTAGCACCCTCAATTAGCTTATGAGCGTCAGGTGTAGCACCGCACCCGGCGCTCTTTTTTTATACAAGAGGCTTATGAAGATAAAACAAGTAGAACTGAAATCCGCGAACATTAAAGCAATGGCCTCACAGGACAAGAGCGTTAGACTGGTGTTTGATGTCAACCTAAATGAAGGCAACCCGGTAGATGTCAATAGGCTCCATGAGTTCTTATATGAACCACTAACATTGGAGATTAAGAAAGATGAGTAACACAGGGAAATCATTAAGCAGGAAAGAGCTTAACATCAAGACCAAGTTCATTGAACGGATGTGGACTTATCTTGATAGTAACTTCTCTAAGTTCAGCAAGCCAAATCAGTTAAAGATTGCGCTTGAACTTGTCAAAAAGAATATACCTCAGACAGTTGAAGGCGATATTAGATATACAGCTATGAGTATGATACGCATTGAACAGAAGCCGATGGATCTGGATATTGGTGAGATACCCAAGGATGTTCAGGAGCGTATGCAATGATTGAGATCCCCAAAGTCCTACAGATGGCTAAGAAGATGTTGCCGTTTATATTAAAGATAATGGACTACAGGTATTTCATGGCAGAGGGTGGCAGAGGCGGCGGTAAGAGTCAAGCAATGGCCCGGACATTCTTATACCTCGGAGAACAGCGTAAACTAAGGATGGTATGCGGTAGAGAAACCCAGAACAGTATCTCCGAATCAGTATATTCATTGTTATGCGACATTATAAGAACAGAGAACCTTGCTTATGATATACTTCAGAGCAAACTCACACACAAGGTAACAGGATCAGTTATAAACTTCAGAGGCTTCCGACAACAGGGAGCCTTTAACATTCAGGGGATGGAAGGTATTGATGTACTCTGGATTGATGAGGCACAGGCGATCACTAAGCAGACACTTGATGTACTCATACCAACCATAAGAAAAGACAAAGCCAAGATATACTTCACAATGAACCGGCACATGGAACATGACCCAGTGTATGAGTTCTTAGTAGGCCGTAAGGATTGCCTGCATGTCAATATAAACTTTGATGATAATGAGTTTTGCACACAAGCTTTGAAGGATGAAGCGGCAGCATGTAAGGCCAAGAGTGAAAAGGATTACCTGCACATCTGGAGAGGCGAACCATTACTACAGTTAGAGGATGCCGTATTCACTTACAAAGAGATCAAGGATACTAGACATGATCACCATACATTACGCGATGGCTACGGCTATAGATGCGGTGGATTTGATGTGGCACGCTATGGTGATGACAAGTGCGCAAGCGTAGGGATACAACAGATGGGCGCATTGCATTGGGAAATGTTCTATCAAGACCAGTGGGATCATAAAGACTTAAACTATACTTCAGGGCGCATACTCACAACAGCAAGTGAGCAGATGTTTGATAGATCAGTTGTAGATGAGGATGGCATAGGTGCTGGCCCACTTGATACCATTAGACATGGGCGTGGCTTAGACCAGTTCGTAGGGTTCAGGAACCTGAAACTAGGCTATGACAAGGATAAACAGCATGGCAATGTCAGGACTCGCGAGGTGTACAAGCTGAAAGAGTTGATTGGTAAGGGCTATATCTGTATCACTGATGAGGAAACCATCCGGGAACTATGCACACTCAAGTACAAGTATGACAACTACCAGCGTAAGATATTAGTTAGCAAGGATCAGATGCGCCAGAAGTTTGACATTAAATCACCCAATCTAGCTGATGCCTTGATCATGGCAGTTAGTCAGATCGGAGAGATAAACTATAAACAGGCTACAGTCTATCAAACTAAACAACCAGCGTACAGTAAAGAAGAAAACCTCTTTGCCGGCATAAAGTAAGGAGCTAACATGGCGTTATTCACAGCAATAGGCACAGCACTTGGAGCCACAGCAGCAGTAGCAGCTACAGCAACAACAGCAGCCGTAGCAGGTACAGCATTTGCAACTGGCCTTGGAGCCACAGTATTAGCAGGTACAGCAGCATACATGATGATGAACCAAGGTGGCAATAAACCAGCTCAACAACAAGCAAGCCAAATGCCAACAGCACCTAAAGCACCTAAGATGGCAGATGCTTCTAAGATAGCACAGCAACAGGCAACAGATAAAAAGAGAGCAGCAGCTCGGAGTAAATCAGTAAAGACTAATCCATTGGGGATTAAAGATGAGGCAGATGTAGTTAGAAAGACACTGTTAGGGAAATAGGGGGAACGATGACACAATTCATTTCAAGAATGTTTACACCATCAAAGAGTAAGCCGAGTCAACCGAGTAGGCCGAGTGCGCCAAAGCCAACACTAGCACCGGCAGCACCAACAGCTAGAGCAAAGAAAAAGACACAGACAAGATACTCTGGCAACCGTCAAGCTGATGAAGCGGATACAGTTAAGAAAACCCTACTAGGGGGATAATGAGGATTGAACGATACACAGATGAGTATGAGCATGATGTCAGGCGCTTAGTCAGAGAGTTCCAAGATGAGTCATTGGCTGAGTATGGCATGAGCTTTGACAATCAGGCACTATCAAATCAGATAGATGCTTTGAAGGATCAGGCTTTCTTACTGATCTTAGATGGTACATGCGAGGGCGTGTTAGCTGGCAAAGAGGTTTATACTCCTGCCGGTAATGATAAGTGCTGGCATGAGGTGATCTGGTTTGTGAGCAAGAGGTATAGGAAATACGGTATAAAGCTATTAAATGCAGCAAGGGCGATTCTCAAGGCTGAAGGCTTTACAGCAATAGTTATGGTATACATGCACAACTCTAAGAGAGATAAGCTACACAGACTATATACTCGGTTAGGATATGTGCCGATGGAAACAAACTTTATAGGGAGGTTATAATGACACATTGGATATGTTGCCCGCATTGCAAGAATATGATTACAGGATACGGAGTTTGTAGTAACTGTGGGAAAGAACTGCCGACACAGAACACAACAGCATCAGACAATACAGAAGAATAGAAGGAGTTATAATGCCAAGTGAAACTACCGCCAAAGAAAAGATTAAGCGATTCAAAGAGCTGAAAGGCCAGCGTGAGAACTTCGCAAGCTACTGGCAAGATCTACATGAATACTTCTATATTGAGAGTCCTGACATCAACAGGGCATACTATCCCGGTACAGAGATGGATACCACTAGACTATATGATGCGACAACCTTAGAAGCTCCGGACATCTTAGCTTCAGGGTTTATGAATTACCTCACTCCGCCTACCGCCAAATGGTTTCGCCTGAGAAGCAAAGATCGGAGATTACTTGATAACAAAGAGGTTACAGACTTTCTTGACGATACGGCGGATGAGGTTTATCACACACTCAACAAGAGTAACTTCTATGAAGCATCATTCCCTAACTACAAGTCAAGTGGCGTGTATGGTACATCAATCCTCTTAGAAGAAGATGACATTGAGGATACAGCGCGCTTCTATTCATTACCTCTAACCCAATGTTGCATCGCTGAAGATGCCAGAGGTAGAGTTGTTCAGTATTACATAGAGTTTGAATACACAGCGTTTCAGGCTGCAACCAGATGGGGCGAGGATGCCTTGACTCAGGTTATGCGCGAGGAAATGAATGGCTCAGATCAGAACAAGAAGCACAAGTTTCTTTTATACATAGGCAGCAGAGAGGCCAGAGATATAACCAAGATAGATAAAGGCAACCTACCTATTGAAGCTTTATGGGTAGATGTAGAGAATGAGAAGATTATGGAAGAAGGCGGATACCATGAGTTCCCGGCGTTCACTCATAGGTTTGATAAGAGGCCATTCATTCCTTGGGGCTTTAGTCCTGCTATGAAGGCTCTACCGTTTGGTAGATTGCTTAATGCTATAGCAAAGACTAACTTGAGAGCTATGATGAAAAGCACAGATCCTCCGGTAGCCGTACCGCATAACGCGTTCATCATGCCATTCAATAGTAATCCAAGGGCTATCAACTATTACAAGAAAACAGTAATGGACTCATCTAAGGACATATTCAGCTTTGCTAACTTCGGTAATCCACAGGTAGGACTGGAAGCGATAGAGTATTACACAAGACAAGTTAAGACATTGATGTACAATGACATCTTCTTAACCTTTGAGAACCTAACAAAGCAGATGCAGAACCCAGAGGTTCAAGAGCGCATAAATGAGAAGATGGCGATGTTAGGCCCGGCAGTAGGGCGTTACATGGGAGCGGTGCTGAATCCTACGATCATAAGAACAATAGGTATTTTGCAACGAGCCAACAAACTTCCACCTGTACCTGATGCCTTGCTAGAGAGTCCAGCGTTTGAGATTGATTATGTATCACAGCTTGCACAGGCACAGAAGCGCTCAGAGCTTAATAGCTTGATGAGTGGATTGAGCTTAGTAGGTCAGATGGGACAAGCTGTACCAGAAACTATGGACAAGATCAACCCTGATGTAGTGGTTGATGAGGCATGGGATATACTTGGCGCGCCAGTTAAGGTGCTAAGAGATGACCAAGAAGTTGCAGCTATCCGGGAAGGTAGACAACAGGCGCAAGCTAAAGAACAAGAACTCTTAATGGCCGGTGAAGCAGCTAAGGCCGGCAGGGATATAGCAGCCGGTGAGAAGGATCTAGCCCAAGCAACCGATACTTCAAGGGGGAAGAAATGATAAGTCTTACAGATCCCAGAACAGTTAAGGCATTAGTTAGCAATATACGCACCACCTTTGATACACCACAAGGCAAAGAAGTAATGGAGTTCCTTGAGGAATCATGTGGATGGTACGAGAGCATATTTGATCCACAGACTAAAGATATGGTTTTAATTAACGCAGGAAGGCGCGAAGTCTTAGCGACTATCAAGACCTTCCTCAAACACACGCCAGAGCAAATAGTAGCTATGGCACAACAAAAGGAGTTACAAAATGGATAATCTTGATCCGAAAGAAATGGGTAATCAAGACCCAAGGTTCCACAACGCTGTAATGAGCGTGTTTGGTAACAGGGTAAGATTTAA